TTCTCACAGCTGGTTGGGGCTGGACTATGACGCTCAATGAGATGTTATGGTTTCATAAATTCTACATTGAAAGTGGACATTTGTGGAACTCAAACAACGTGTACTCAGTCTTCGCTTATTTGTCATCAAGACACAAGCTGCGTCTTCAGTTCTACCCTAATTGGGGTGAACTGAGGAGGTACGGAGCCGACATTGAAGCCGTCGAGTACGGCGTGACCCGCTCCAAACTAGATGTACCTGGCGAGGTAGATAGATTTGTCGGCGCTTTTCAACAGAAATGGAACGTACTTTCGTTGATGAAATTGTTATTTATTATAATGCAATTCCATACAACAGACGCTGCTTCCAGTCAAGAGAGTTTGGTCTCTCTCCTTAACAATACTTACCACAGGTGGTTCATGGAGTTCTCGCGCTTCATGGGTAAAGCCATATGTGTCTTTTGTGGATTAATTCTCACAATGGTTGATGCACTGCTCGATTGGTATGATGGCTTCGAGGATTTTCTACTTGATGTAGATCCCGACCTTCTAGCGATCGCTGTGTTAATTGTGGTGGTTACGAGCTTAATGCTTGTTCCGACCATATTTCGATTCCTGGCTGGTTTAGCCAGGGGTTTCCTGCGTTGGTGTTTTACCCCAACCATGTCCAAGTCTCACTCCGAAGTAGAAAGTCAACTTGAGCGTGGTTTTGTTGAGTCAGTCAGCCGAGTAGCTGACGGCTCTTATTTGTACAACATTCGCGTCGGAAGTAAGATTGTTAAGGTGCCCGACGCTCCAAAGACTACTCTCACACTTGAGATGGCTATGCCAGGTAGCAGTTTGTGTGAGACGACGTTTAAGCCCGGAGTGTTCGCTGTGGTTACGTACAGCGATAAGGGTACGATTCAGCTTGTTGGTATGGGTGTTCGCATTGGTGATTATCTCGTCACTGCGGCGCACGTGGCGAATTGTATCTTTTCGGGAACAAGACAACCGGCGATTGTTCCTTTTAAACATGGTGTCAAGGTTACCCTGAACAATAAGAAGATCAAAGATCTTCAAATTGCTGAGTTTGACCCTGACCTTAGTGTTGATTTTAAATGCTTGGATGTGTTTGCAATCCGGAAAACCACAGATTTCTGGACCTCAGTTGGGATTACTAAAGTCCCTACTGGAAAACCATCTTTGTATAATCAGCAGATAAGTTCGGTTGGATTGGATAACTGTGTATTGGTAAGTGCGGTCGGTAAGACGCTTAGCGGCAGTGGACGCCACATTCTATGGCACACGGCTAGTACCAATAAGGGCTTTTCGGGTGGTCCCCTCTTTAGTGGTACCAATATGGTAGGACTTCACTATGCTGCGCAAGGCGACAGAAATGAAGCCGTCCGTATTGAGTCCATTTTAAAGGCTATAGACTACTCTGAAGAACTGAGTTCCGACTTGATCGTAGGTGAACGTGGTAACGTTGCCTGGTACGACGGTCGAGAGGGACAAATTGAAGACGAAGATGGTTCCCATGTTTTTGTGGGGCGTGATGGTCGGGTAGTGTTTCTTGATGAGGACTATTATCGATCTAAGCTCCATGATCATGGTGACGATTATGATGCTGACTATCATGATGATGATTATCCAAAAGACGATTCTGATGGAGATCCTTATGGTGATGATCCGTATTATGATGATCGTGGTAAGGTGACTACCCGTAATAGAGAGAAGAGTAAGCTCAAGAAGAAGAAACCCGCTCTAGTTATGGAGAAAGCCCAGCCTAATACCATCCTCGATCTGGGGCTGTCCCCAAATATCTTTAGACAGATCGAGAGCAAGGCACGAGTTCACGTGAGTGCCTATCCCGGAGTACAAGGTGTTTCAATCGAAATGATGGACCATTTTGGCCCCGAGATAATCAAGCGGGGATTTGTTCCCGATACATACGGTGAGCCGGTGATTACAGCGGGGGCTGAGGAGCTTTCGCTTGTGAAACATCTAGCTATGTTTGAAGATAGGTTAGGGACAGTAGTGGCTCCTCCAACGGAGAAGGAGATCGATCGCGTTTTGAGTTTAGCTGAAAAGATGCTTGAGCATAATAGCTTTTCTCCAGCGCCCGATTATAATACTCGCGAGGGTTTGCGACGTATTATAGAGTCCACTTTAGTTAAAGGTAGTAAGAGCGCGGGGCACCCGTATGGTGCGGATGGTATGCCTACTAACGGCGACGTCATACGAAATGTGGGCGTCGACGGGTTGATAGACATAGTAATAAGGGAGTGGGACGCTCCCTTCGACCTTAAAGTATTTTTAAAGGCCGAGCCTCATAAGCGAGCCAAGCTCGATGAGGGGATGTTGCGAATCATCACCGCGTTTCCTTTGCACAAAATGGTTAAACATCAGGCGTTGTTTGAGAAATTCACTTCAGCGTCTGTTGCTAATTGGCGCAAAAGCCCAATAAGTTTCTTTTCACCTCAGGTTCCCGGAGATGTAGAGAACTTATGGTTGCGGTTTAAGTGTCGGGTTCTGGAAACTGATAAGAGTAACTGGGACTTTAACATGTTTGAATATGTTTTCTCAATTGTCAAGAAGATTATACTTCGCCTAGTAGTGAAGCATCCCGAAATGGCAGATGATGATTTTAGATCTTATCTAATTGATGTTGAGAAAGCTATTGATGAAGCGTGTTACGACTCCGTTTATCGCTGTTCTAATGGTAACCGATACCAACTTGATGTTGGTGGTATCATGAAGAGCGGCTGGGTTCTTACTTATTTAGCTAACTCTATCAGTCAGTTAGTTTTGCATCTGCTTGTCTCCATAAGAATGGACCTGACCGACACGCAAATCCTCTCCCCAGAAATGAATATAGTCTGTGGAGGGGATGACGTGCTTCAATCAGTTCCAGACGTTTTTGATGTGGAGCGTTGTATATTTGAATATGCTAGGTTAGGTATTAAAATCACGGACCATAAACTGCATGATACAGTTGACGGTGCCGAGTTTTTCTCTACCGACTTAGGTGTGGTCAGTGAGGGGATGGATGAGTATGTTTTGAAGCTGCACGAAGGTATGGTCAAGTATCAACCCGTACGCTTTACTAAGCATATTTATAATCTTCGAACTACAAAGCCGGAACACTTAGGTGAGGCTTTGATATCGCACATGATGAATTATTGTTGGGATGCTTCTCGTTTCAAGTTATTCGAAAGCATGTATCATTGGTTGATGAAATGTCATCCAGATTTAGCCGACATTAGTTCTCTCAAATCTATATCATATTGGAGGTACAAGTCCAAAGGTTGCGAATGCTTCCTTTGAGGCTTGTTATCTACACATTAGGTAGGTTAGGTAGGGCAAAAATATTTTAATTTAAGTTCGTAAAGACGGACTTCACAAGAAACTACTGCGGATTATATTGGTCTGACGGTAGAATACAATCTAGTACTGCAAAAGGATCTAGATTACCAGTTGACGAGTTAGATTTAACTTGTCTTGAACACGACACTGCTTACGCTTTAGCTAACGGTGACGAAGAGCTTCTAACAGAGGCTGATAATATCTTTTTCGATAGAAATTTCGGGAAAGATTTCACATCTACTGTTTATTCGGTTGCTGTCAAGTACGGTAACCTTTCAAGCAGAAAAATTTTCGCTATACCCTTTGGAATAGCAGCTTTAGGTTACGGTTTAGCCGCATCGAAGTTGCCAAAGAAATCGTCTGTTTCCAACAACGACGATAACTATAGTGCTTTTAGACCAAGAACTGTTTCAGATTTTGAGTCAGGGAGATCCCAGACTTCGATTGATAAAACAGGTAACTTACGTGGAAATCCACCGACAGTTGCTTATAATCCTAGTTTAAAAGAAGCTGACGCTTGCGTTGATTGTGACGCTTCCGCTCAGTATAATCCTTATTCAACCGCTTCATACGGAAGAGTAAGAAGAAATAGACGTAAACGTCGTAATCTTGCTAATCTCTAGTCTTTTAATATGGCTAAGAAATCTGGTAAGAATGGGAGAAAAGCTAAGCAAGCTGCTCCCAAAAGAAAAACAGTGCAAAAGGTCGGAAGACCCGGTAGGTCGCAAGCTAGAAGCTTGTCTCAACCTGGAAATCCTACTTTTGGCGCTGTGTCTACTATTAACACTGCTCCTGTTGCTATTGGTAATTCTTTAAGAGGCTCAGTACCTCAAGTTTTACATACTCCTCAGGGCGTGTTGGTAAGTGGTAGAGATTTCGGTTTTACCGTTAGC